AGTTGAAGAGTCTACAGCATCTTGTATTGTAATACCAGCACCGTCTGCCGTAGATGTAGAATCACCGGTGCTATAGTTTATTGTTATGTTTTTATCCTCTACGTTTAAGTTCGTAGTATCTATTGTTGTTGTTGTACCGCTTACAGTTAGATCACCTGTTATTATAGCGTTTCCAGATACATGAAGTTTTTCACTCGGAGTTGCAATGCCTATACCAACATTATTCGCTTCAGCATTACCGCTAGCGTCTACACCGAGTAAAATATGTGAACCACTACTTGCGGTGTTATATAATCTAAAATCATTACCTGCGTGATTAACGTTCCAATAATTAGAATTATCAGCTCTTCCTAACTTTAAGCTTAAACCGTTGCCATCAGCGTGGTTACCAAACAAAGTTGGAGCTTCTACTGTACCTGTAGATGTTATAGCACCAGAACCAATAGAACCAGCAAAAGTTGCATTGCTTGAGCTATCTAAAATTAAACTTGATGTGCTATCATTTTTAAGAAATATTGAAGTGCTACCTTGAGCTTGAATTACAACGTTTTCACCACTTGAACCTAATATATGTAAATTATCAAATGAATCATCACCAATAAAATGTGAATCACCAAAGGTTATATTACCTGTTGTTTTAATATTACCAGAAACGTGTAGTTTTTCAGTTGGTGTTGCAATACCTATACCTACGTTATTTGCCTCAACAGTACCGCTAGGATCTACACCAAGCAAAATATCTGAACCAGATGAAGCGGTGTTATATATTCTTAAATCATTTCCAGCGTGGTTAAAAGCCCATACATTTGAATTATCAGTTCTACCTAATTTTAAAGAAGCTGTGTTTCCATCTGCGCTTTGGGCATGAAGTATGGCTGTAGGAGTTGTAACACCTAAACCTAAATTACCACTAGCTAATAACCTCATTTTTATAGAGCCAGAGCTATTGTTATAAGTAGATCCAGTGCCAAAACTTAAACCACCGCCACTGTTAAAAAGAGTAACGCCTTGACCACTTGTTCCATTTTCAAAAAACAGTCTACCAGATAAAGTACTATTACTGCTATCTACACCTATTTGTATACCAGCAGCACCTGTAGGAAATACAGTTACTCCAGCAGAGTTAGTTTCAAACTTTTTAGAGTTGTTATGATATAATTCTACACTACTATTTGCGTTTGCTTGAATCATATTTTCGTCTACATACTGTAATTTTACAGCAGCACCATTTGTTGTTCTAATTCTTAAATCACCAGCTCCAGCATCATCTATATAGCTGTTTCCACCGACGTGAAATATTTGTAAATCATCAGAATCACCTAGTGTTATTTTACCGTTATCTTTTAAACCTAAATCACCAAATAAATCTAGCTTACCGTTTTGATCGTATGAGTGAGGTGTTCTTCTACCTACAGGGTAACCACCCCACAATTGTAATCCATATAAAAGTATATCTCTATCAGAGTAATCAGTACCACTACCGCTGTAAGGTATCCACTCTGGTATAAACTCTATTATTACGTCACGATGATGACTTGTAGATGTAGTATTTGTTTCGTGCCAAGGTATTTGAGACATAGGAAGAAACAAGTGACCAGGCCATGAACTAACTTGAGTATCTGATAATGTGTGGTTAATTTCAGAATTTGAAGCTACATTAAATTTATAGACATGTACTTTTGTTTTATGACTTTGAGTTGCAAAGTAACCATATAAAGCATTTACAAACGTATAGTTGTGAGCTTTAAATTGTACCCTAAACTTATAAGTACCGTTTGGTATAATAACACTAGAGTTATTTGTTCTTAAAAACTTTCTTTTATTGTCATCACTGTAGCTAGTTACCTCAGTCATACTGCTACTACTTGTTGCTTGTATAAAGAATTTAAGATCTGTTAAATCATCATAATTATTAGCTAGCGTTGTTTGCGGTTTAAATTGTTGTTCAAACAAAGCCATTTCAGTAACCGTAGGTGCTCCTAAGTTAGATCTAGGCTCACCAGTATTTCTTTGTTTAAATTCATAAGCGTTTAACTCATTAGCGTTGTTTAAATCACCTTCACTTAAATCTATAGCATCACTAAAATCTGAACCACCGTAAACTAATTTACCGTTAAATACATCTGTTTGATCAGCTCTTAAAAAGCTAGTTGTAAAGTTATATGTCGTACCCGAAGCTGAAAACGAGTTTGTGCTAAGACTAAGACCATCAGCATATACCGTACCATCAAAATAACCATTGTTCCACTCTAAACTACTAGAACCTAAATCATAAACACCATCTTGAGCTGGTCTAAAATGACCCCATATTTGACCATTACCATACCTTTGTAAGTACTGAATACCTCTTACTTTTTCAAGACCTAAGTTAGAGAGATTAACGTTACCAGCTTGATAACTTGCAGCGTATAAAGTATGTATTCTAAAATAGCTATTATTAGTTGAACCACCAAGAGTGTATTTTATTCTTGTAGTACCTTGACCTGTACCACTATTACCTTTTACTTTTCTTAATACAACTATTTCGTTGTTATCTGTTAAGTCACATAAAGTTTGCCAGCCATCGTCTGTTTGATATGCTTCTATTTTTACTCTTGTTGCTACAAACTGATTAGCCCCAAAAACAATACCAACCCAAAAGCCATACGTAGCTTCATTAGTCCACTGTAATTCTACAGTACCGACACCAGCTGTAGTGCCATCAGCACCATTGTCTGAATACCAACTACCAGCGGTGCTTGAAAAACCATCAAAAGCATTTGCCCAACCACCGTTTGTGTTTGTTATTTCATTACTATAAGTAAAGTTACCTGAACTACCACTTCTAGTAGAATAAAAACCACTAGTAGTTATTGTGCCCCAAAAAGTAAAACCAGAAAGATCATTTACAATGTGTGGTAAACGTGCAGGATCACCTTCTGATGCTGGATTGAAGAACATGTTTTTAACTACAGTACCACTATGACCTGAGTTTTGTGTTGTTGAACTACCATCATTGTTAGTCCAGTCTGGTTCTGGTACTGAACTTCCTCTAAAGTTTATACCATCACCAAGTTGAATACCCACAATGTCTTCGTCTGCTCTAAAGTACATTTGGTTATCTGTATGGTTAAATATCTCAAAGTCACCGTTGTTATTTCTAATACGCCAATCATCATCGTGGTTGGTATCTGTAAGGGCTATTTGTGGAAAATCATTTTCAACACTAAGAGTGCCTTTTGATTTAACAGTACCTTCAAAAGTTGCGGTTTGATCAGAAGCCATAGTTAATGCTAATGAACCTCCAGATAAAATTCTAACCGAACCACCAGACTCTTCGTTAGCTATACTAAAAACATCATTAGCACTACCAAAACCTACATAAGCATGTCTATCAGTACCTCTATAGTAAGAGTGATATATTGGTCCATCATCAGTTACTTTTAGTTGTAAAGCTTCATCTGTAGTTCCTTGTATTGCTATACGGCCACCTATTTCAGCGTTACCAGTAATTTTAAAACTTCCGTCTACGTCAAGTTTTACCGATGGATTATTTATACCTATACCTACGTCACCACCAGGCTCAATAACCATTTTATCGGTGTGAAAAAATAAACTTCCAGAACCAGAAACAAGAGCATTAGTTACACTACCAACATGTACTGGACTTGCAAAATAAGCCGCTCCATTAACATGAAAAAGATATTGAGGATTTGTGATACCTATACCTATATTACCACTTTCTCTAATAGCTAACCTCGTTACTTGACCTGAACCACTTCCTGTTCTAAAAGCTATACCGCTGTTTGTGTTATCTCTACCTTCAATAACTAAAGCGCCGTATTCAGTAAAAGGCCAATTTGTTCCATTAGCGGTTGTAGTAGTATATATATGACTATGATCGTCAAAACTAGCAGCTTGTGTTTCTTGTACCGCGTTAACAAACTTAATATCTCTCCATGTTTCAGTAGAAGGATCAGCTGTAAATCTTACACCTACGTTATTACCAGTTACAACATCAAGAGCATTAGCTGGGCTTGCAGTGCCTATACCTACATTACCGTTTCTATCAATACGTAATCTTTCGGTTATAGCCCCAGAGTTACCACTTGTAGTCCAAAATGACATTTCACCACTTGCATCGTTATCAGTTCTTTCTACTAAAATTCTAGCGTTAGGATACGCGTTGTTTGAGCTAACGTTAAAAATCATACCAACACCACTATTGTTTGCGGTTGTTAAGTTTGATAACTGTAAAGGATAATTAACAACACCTGATCCAGTTGACACTACATTTAATTTAGTATAAGGACTATCAGTACCTATCCCAACGCTACCGTCACTTGTGATACGCATCCTTTCCGTACCAGTTGTAGTTGTATTATTTGCCGCTGTGCTAAATCTAATAGTAGTAGCAGAGTTTCTTGAACTAAAACCACCACCTATATATATATTATTGTTTGAAGAAGTAGATTCAGTAGAAATAGCTAATATATCTTCTTCTGAGTTAGTATAATGTCTACCTAAAAATTGACTGTATTTTGTATTAGAGTCTGCGCCTGTATTTGCAGAGCGTATATATCCAGCTACATCTAGCTTATGAGCAGGAGATGTCTGTCCTATACCGACGTTACCGTTTTCTAGTATTCTTAATCTTTCAGCACCACCTGGATCTCCCATGTAACTACTATCACTAATTGAAAAGTCATTACTAATAGCTCCTACTGCAAATTTATTTCCACCGCTACCTGTAAAAACCCAACCACCATTACTACCTGAAGCATCAGACATTATTCTTCTTGTTCCACTTCTTCTAATTTCCATAGCGTTTGAAGCTGTAGTATCTATTGTTAGTGCTCTGTTAGGGCTTGTAGTCCCAATTCCTATCTTACTATCTGTTTTTATATCACCAGTTACATTTAAAGGTTTGTTAAAGTTCCAAGACGTGTCAGAGTGCGCGTATGTTAAAGTTGCGGAAGCGCCATCAATTGTGATACCAGCTCCATCAGAAGCGAGACTAGTACTAGAACCAGAAGAGAGTACAATATTTTTATCATCTACAGTAAGTGTTGTTGAGTTTATAGTTGTTGTAGTACCATCAACTTGTAGGTCACCTTTTATTTGTAATACACCGCTATTGTTTCCAACGACTGCTGGATCAATAACTGTAACAGCTGGACCTCTTATTTCGCCTGTGATTATTACATTAGTAGAGTTTATATCACCGGTAGTTGTTATATCGTTACTACCAGAGTTTAATGTAGTTCTTTTAGTTATCTTACCTTCAGAATCTACAACTAAATAACTCTGTTCTGTAGAAGTAGCTAAGTCTTCTAAGTAAACATCATTACGAAATCTAGAAATCCATTGATATATTTGGTTCCCTATAAATTTCATTTTAAGTATTTTTATTTATCAAATTTTGCAAACTTATATATAGTAAAAAGTATTGCTAGTATAAGAGATACAAATGTTAATATCTCGTTTACTTGTGCCATGCTTAGTCCTATAGCGCTAACGTTTGCTACACCTACTTGTAGTGTGTCTTTTATTTCTTCCATTTTCATTTTTTATGCGGCTTTTCTATTACATCTAATTCACTACAGCATTTTTTAGGTGTAGTGCAAGCGGATAAAATTAATAACAATATTATAACTAATCGTGATAGTAACATAAACCTGATTTATTTTTAGTTTGCATTTTACAACGTTTACCGTCTTTTTTAATTTTCTTACATTGAACTTGTTTGTCTCCTTGCTCAACCTTCTGGTGTACAGTACAATAAATCCCATCTACTGGTTTGTTTTTACATCTTACACCCGCTTTATTAGCAGCCGCACACGTAACTTCTTTACCTTCTTTCTTCTCTTGTTTCTGTTCATTTAAGAATTTTTCTTCTAATACTCTATTCTTTTCAGTCTGTTCAGCATCTCTCTTCTCTTTTCTTTCTTTCTTTTTTCTTTCTTTTACTTGTTGTCTAGCTTCTATTACATCTTCGTTTTGTATACCAAAGTTCCAAGTACTCCAACCTAAAAGCAAAGCCACACGTTTATAAGTTTCATGATCACTGTTCATGGCTTCTCTTATATTTCTTATTTTACTGTAGGCTCTATAAACAGGTGCGTTTGTAATAGCTTCAATAGCAGATGTTGCAGCTCCATAAACAGGGTTGTCTATGTCTGTTAATGGCATTTCTTTTATTACATCTCTATTAAACTCCCAAGTCTGCGTAGCACTATAAAGCTTTCTAGCTTTAATACCTATTGGTGGTGAGTAATTAAAAGCTTCAATTATAGTATAAGCATGATCAGCTCTATGTTTCTTTTCTTCTTGCTCAAGAAACTCTAATACAACATTTTTCATAGTTGAAACCGCAGCGCCCATAAAACCAGAACCTCTTAACACAGAGTCAAGCATACCATTACCAACTCTAGCGTAAGCATCTACTTTTTCTTCTTCTTCATCGTCATCACCAAAAGCTAAAGCAAACAATGCTTGCTGCATACTATAGAATATAGCGTTTTGCACAGCACCATAATAAACTATTTTAGATATATGAGTTCTAACATCACCTCTACGGTTTACTAAATCTTGAAAAGCTCTTTTCATTAACCTGTTATACTGCATAGGTGTGTTTTGAAAAGCTAGTATTAACTTACCTAACGGTGAAGCCTGTTGCATAGATATTTTATCTGGTCTAGCAGACTGCTGAGTAGCTTCTGCTATTTCTTGCATATCGTTAAACGCTTTGGCTTCAGCGTCTTTTTTAGACATACCTTCAGCTAAATAAGTATTTATTCTGTTTCTATAAAAAGCAGCACCACCTGAAGCGATAGCAAAACTATCTGCTATCTGTGTAGGTGTAAAACCTTTTTGTAATAAATAACCTATTGCTTTTCTTATTGGATTTTTAGCACCCGCAATAGCTTCTGCTAACTCTCTAGCATTAACATCTTGTTGTAAACCAGAACGTCTTTGTTTTAAGAAAGGTGAGTTAAATATAAAAGCTAAATCTTTCGCATATTGCCTTACGTTACCAACAGCTTTAGCAAACTTTAAAGGGTTGTTGTCACTCCAGTTTACAAAGTTTACAGTAGACAATGTTTGTAATAAAGCTGATCTAGCATTTATAAACATCGTTGCACCTATCGAACCATTTACCCAGTCGTTAAATCGATTCATCATACCACCAAAAAAGTTGTCACCTGTTTGTACTCTGTTACTACCAAGCCTCATTCTGTATAAAACGTTTTCTAAAGCAACTCTGTGATTAGTACCAAATACAGCTTCTATTTTATTTAAGTTTTCTTTTGAAAATATAGTATTAACATTTTCTTGCCACTCAGCTAAAGCAACTTCTCTAGCAGCGTCAGTAATATCATTTAACTCAGAAGATATAGTGTTAGCCAACCAAGCGTCATCTGGCTCAATTAAACCACCAGCGTTTCTTTGTATTATATCAACGTTATCAGCAAATGCTTTAACATCTGCGTTAGACTCTACGTATTTTACTAAAGCATTTTGATCAGCTTGAGATAAACCTGGTACATCAAAACCAGCTTGTACGTAATTATATACTCTTATAGCTTGATCTAAAGTAAAGTCAGAATCTGGTAAACGTTTATTTAATCTTTTAGAAACATCTTTAGCTGTTTTTCTTAGATTTTTATAATTAGTTGAAACTTGTTGTTTCAATAAGTTCACAGCTCTAACAGCTTTAGCGTAGGGATCAAATATTTTTTCTTTAAAAAATTTGTAATGTTTTTCTCCTTGTTTACCTTTACCTAACATTGGATATATTAAACCTGTTAAGTCTTCAGCTGAAGGTGGTAAAAAGAAAGTAAACCTGTTTTTTCTTTTACCCCTTAACTTTGCTTTTGCTGTGCTAAACTTTTTGTTTCTATCAACACCTTTACTTTGTTCTATTATAACATCTAAATTTATTTCATCTTTAGCTGATTTACCACCATCAACAACATCTTCTACAACACTATCAGCATCTTTACTAAACTGTATTTTAGCCTGAACAGCCTTGCCTTTTATATCTAACTGATCAATAACGTCAGCGACAGCTTTTACGTTTGGCAAAGCATCGTCAACAAAATACATATCATTATAACCTTCTGAAAACTTATCAAGCATCCATTGAGCTTTAGCTTCACCCGTACTATTACCTAAGCCTGTTATATTATTTAAAGGTATATTTATACCTTTTGATTTTAACCAACCGTGTATAGCTACAGCACTTTCAGCTGGTCTAGCTGTTAATATATAGTTGTTTTCTGGACCAAACTTAGCTATTCTGTTTTTAAGCTTTTGAAACAACGGTCCTTCAACACCACCTCTAACATTTATAAAGTCGTCAAAGTTAAAGTCGTAACCATCTTTCATAAGTTGAGGCCCTTGTATTGGCCACTGAGCACTACTAACTCTTATAACTTCATCACCTTTAGTAGCTTCAATAAAGTTTTCACCATCAATAATTAATGTTTCATCAAAATCAAACGTGCTCATACCTCTTGAAGGTGTATCTTTTGACCAAGATATTTTACTGTCTTTAGTCATAAACTTTAATTGCTTAACAACATCGTTACCTTCAGCGTAAGCATCATATAGATCTATTAAGTTTTTACCAATAAACTCTGAATCAGTACCTTTTTTAGCTGGGTCTAAACTTTTTATTGGTTTTATTTTACCTCTTAAACTAGGATCTAGCACCATCTCATTAAGTATACCTTTATTAAATGCTCTAGGAGAGCCATCGGCTGGTGATTTAACTTGATAACCAGCTCTTGTTATAGCTTTATCATGTTCTACAGATATAACCTGTACATAATAGTTGTCAAAAACACTATTGTCTAATGAGTTGTTTTTAACATAAGAGTTTATTATTTTAGCGGTAACATCAGCTAATGAAGTTCCATGTTCATATCTTACTATATCTTTATCCTTTTTGCCTTGTTTTTTACCATCAGCTAAAACACTTTCAATATCTTCTGCTATATATTCTGCTATAGCTGCTTTTCTTATAGGTGATTCCATACCTCTACCTAAACTTTGCACTAGTATAGCAAAGTCAGCAATATCAAAAGTTTTATTTTTAGGATCTTTAACCTGAGCCCAAGCTCTATCAAGAGTTGTTTTTATTATGTCTCTAGAATCTAAAGCTTGTTGTTTTCTACCTTTAAAATCTTTATCTTTAATAAACTGCACGGCATTGTCAGCTATTGTTTTAACGTTTAAATTAACGTTTGTATTTGGCCCTTCAAGAATATATTGACCTTGTTTAGGACTTACAACTTTAAAATCTTTTGGTAAGCCTTTGTTAATTAAATTTAAAAAATCTTGTTTACTTCTAGCTACTTGACCTCTATTAGTTTTTCTAACTCTTTTACCTCTTGAGTTTGTTTTAAACTGATCAAAATCTTTTACTTCAAAAATGTTACCTTCAGAGTCAACTTCAAAACGTCCATCTACTATTTTACTTAAACCAGAATAACCGTCCATTAAAAACTTTATATGACTTTCTAGTTTTTTAGCATCGACTTTACCGTCTTTTACTACAATGTCAGATATAGTTCCAGATAAAAAACCTCTTTGCTTTCTAACTCTATCTATGTCAAACAATAAATTACCTATATCTATAGTTTTACCATTACTGTCTTTAGGTAATTGTTTTTCTAACAACTTTTTTACTCTTAACTCTGTACTAGCTTCTTGAGCTAATAAATCTAACTCTTCTTCTATATTAAATTCAGGTTGTATTTCTTTTAAGTTTTCTGATACTTCTACGGCTTTGTCTCTATCTTGCTTTATTTTCTTTTTTAAAGCTGTTTTAGCAGCGTTACTTAAATCATTATAAATAGAATCTACTACAGCGTCTATATAACTATTATCAGAGTAATTTTCAGAAACTAACTGTATAACATCTGACCACCTTTCTTTTGTAGTTGTATCTTCTACAGTGTCTCTACTAAACACTTGCTCTGATTTACCGTCAGCTAACTTAGCTCTAACAGCGTCAGAGTCTGTTCCCTGTGTAATACTTTTTAATCTTAAACCTTGATTGGCAGCTAACACGGCTTTTTGAACTATAAAAGCTCTTATGGCACCATCAAACTCTTTTGAAGTTTCAAATGTTCCATCAGAGTTAATACCAAACATACGTAAAAACTCTTCTTTACCTACATCTTTTCTTTTTGCCTGCTCTTTCTTTTGACCTAATTCTTTTTTAGCTCCTTCAGAAACTTTAAGTCTTTCACCTGTTGTATAAAAACTTGTTAACTTAGTATTAGCAACACCAGTCGCTTGACCACTTCTAGTTTCACCCTCAGGTAAAGCATCATACAAAGAAGAATCGTAATCTCCATTTTCATTAACGCTTTGACTGTATATTAAATTTTGAGCATTAGCTCTTTCAGCAGCTGTTAAATCTTGGTTTGCTAGTATTTTTAGAGGGTCTACACCAAAATGAGATGATATTGTTTCTAAAACGCTGTATAGAGCACCCTCTGGAACCGCGTCTGACGTTTTTGTTGGATTTACGAGTCTACCTTTTCTTTCAATCTTTTTTACCTTAGAAATGAGATTTTTAATATCTTTATAATCATAGCTTTTTATATCACCTTCAAAGTTATTTATAGCATTTTCAATAGAATTTTTAGCGTCTTGCGATAAACCTAAAATATTAATAGCTAATAACTCTTCAACAACTTCTTTCGCAAGTTGTTTTTTACCAGGTATTATTATTTCATTATCTAATTTTTCCAAATAACTATCTTGATCAGCCTTTATTGTATCAGCAATAGTTGTTTTATCTCCTGTTGGTTGTTCATATGATATTGTTTTTCCTTCACCACGTTGATTAAACTCTTTTATTACATCACCTTTAGCTCTATATATTATAGACATACCACCTCCACCTGAAATACCAGTTAACCAACCAAATAAACTTTTGTTTATGTCATAGTTATAGTTTTTTAAATATCTTTCGCCAAGCTTTTCTTTTACTTTTCTAATAAACTCAGGCATGTCTTGAGGTTGTAAACCTAAACTTATCATGTCTTTTTTTATTAAACCATCTAATACTTTACTACTTGTAATCGCACTATAACCATCGTAAAAGTCATTAGACTTTTTAAACTCCTGTGCGTTTCTATATTTTGGTGAACCGTTTTCGTTCATTACAAACCTATCTAACGCATCACTTATTTTACCGTCTTGTAGTTTATTTTCTAAATCAGCTTCTCTTGAAAACTTAGCCTCAGCTTTTCTTTGCTCATAAGTTCTAGCGTTTTTAAACATCTTACCTTTAGCACCTCTTTTCATCATCTTAGCTATAGCAAGATTAGGTTTATTATCTTTAACACTCTTAGCAAAGTCAATCATAAAGTTTTTTATATCTTGCGGTGTATCAAGAGAAACTTCATAGCCAAGATAATTTTGAGCAAACCTTCTTATTATACCAGCTAGCTTTTGAAAACCTGTTTGTGATATTTCTATATCACCATCTATATACATTTCTATAGCTTGAGTTAATAGTTCTTCATGAGCTTGATTTCTGTCATACAAAGATATTCTTTCGTTAAAAGTATTTACCATACCTCTTTTAAAAGTAACGTCACTACCTTTTAAAACTTCTAAAACAGCACCACCTAAAACTTCTCTCATTTGTGGATCAGCTTTTAATGTATTGTAAAATGCAGCATGTACAAACTCGTGTGCCGCGGTACTAAATCTACCTTTATCTAAAGCTCTATCTTTATTAAGTATTATTTCATAACCGCTAATTTTACCATCTTTAAATCTAGGTATCATAGCCCCAAACGATGCTGCATTACCTTTTATAGTGTTTAACATTTTAATTGTTTGGCCAGTCTTTTTTAAAGCTTGGTTTCTTTCTTGTACAATAGCATCTCTTTCTGACTCGCTTAAGTTTGGATCAGAAATTAAATCATTTAAACCCTCTATAAGACCCATTTGCTCTGCTTGATAATCAACTATTTCATCTTTAGAATTTTTATATTCTTCTTGAGCAGCTATATCTTCCATTTGATTTTGGTCTTTAGCCTCAACAACTTTTATAGTTGGAGCACCAATATCTTTAAGCTTTTTATTATAACTTTCAATAACTTCTTTTTGTCTAGCGTAGTTATTGTCAATATCTTTTTGTTTGTATTGAGCTAATATAGATTCTTTAGCATCAAGATTATTGTTTACGTTTCTTTGTAATAGAGATATTAAATTATTTTTTTGCTCTTGTGTAGTGTTTTCGTTAGCTAAAATATCTTCCGCTTTTTTTCTTAACTTGTGATTTTCAACTTCTATTTCTATTAAAACTCTTTTATCTTCTGGCTTTAAATTATCTATGCGTTTTATATCGTTGTTTAGTATTCTACCACTTTCTTCTATTAATTCATCTATTTGATCTTGATAATCTTTTCGTAAAAGATCTTGTTCTCTTTTTGGTAGATTAGGATCTATCTCTTTAATTCTATTTAATAAACCCTCTACTTTTATACCGTTCTCACCTATTTTTTGATTAGAGTCTTTTGAGGTAAATGGTGCTCTCATTAGCTTACCTGCAGTTCCAGGTACTTTTAAAGAACTTGAGACTAAAGCTCCAGTAACAAAAGCTTCTGTAACACCGTCATACAAACTTTTTGTATCGTCACCACTTAATATATCAGCTAAATTACTAGACATGGTAGCTACAACTTCAGAACTACCTTCTTCAATTATGTCTTTAGCTGCATATTTACTGTTATCAAATGTAAATATATTTTTTTGTAATCCTTGTTTAAAACCTAACTTAGCGCTTGGATTATTTCTTATAGCACCTTTTAATGTACGAACCTGACCTAAAGTAATTCTTTCAGAACCTGCTTCCATTATACCTGTAAAACCAGCGTTTAAAAACATAGTACTAAAACTTAAGTCTTGACCATATAAACCTCCAGTTTTATCATAAAGATCTTTTTGTTCTTCTAGCTCTGTAAACTTGCTACCAGCAGAAGAAGCTCCAAGTATAGCTAAAGAAGCACCACCTGTAAAATACATTAAAGCTAGTTGAGGTATTTGACCTACAACAGCTGTACTAGCCCAATAACCAAAGTCTCTAAAAGAACTTATTTTATCAAACTGTATTGGCTTCATTATATTATCCTGTAAAGACTCTTGCCATTTATCTATATTTTTAGAAGCATAATCCCAAGCGCTGTTTTTTCCAAGAACACTTCTAAACCCACCTTGAGGTTTGCTAGTTCCAGGAGCTACAGACGTTAAATAACTTCCAGCTGGTGTACCTCTTGCTGCTAAAACAAGCTCTTGTGGTATTTGCATAACCATATCTGCAGCGCTTATAATACCTTGACCTAAATCTATACCCATGTTTAAAAACTGAGTACCAAGAACAGTACCTATTTGATGATTTCTTTTGAATACATCTACAAAAGTTTCTATATCTTTTTCTTCTAACTGTAGTTTTTCAATTTGTTCAACTAAAGATTTTTGAGTACCTACGTAGCTGTTAAACTTATTTATTAAAAACTTTTCTTCCGAAGCTTTTTCTAAGTACTCTTCTACAAACTTAACATATTCTTCTTCTGATAACTCTTCTCTTTTAGCCTCTAAGTCTGTTGTTGTAAAATACTCTTTTAATTCTTTTAATCTAGAACCTATAGCTTCTGTATCTTGGCTTAACACATCGAAAGAAGCTAATACAGCTTTTTCTTCTTCTTTTAAATTAGCTAATTTATCAGAACCTTCTTTAAAAAGTTCTTTTTGTCTTTCTGGCTTAGAAAATAAACCAAAGTCAGTGTGTTTATCGTTTTCAATATCCATTACATAATTAGCTAAATTAGCTTCAGTAGCTTCAACATTTAACTGACTAGTAAAGTTTTCTTTTATTTTGTCTTGATCTAGCTCTATAGAGTTTTTTATGTTTTTAAACTCTTCACTTTCTAACAGCTCAGCATACCTTGTGGTTGGCATACCATCTTCACCGTATAAAGACTTTTGAAACTCAATAGCGTCTTTTTCTTCTGGATAATTGTTTTTTATATATTTATTTAGAGCCTCGTTGTTAAGATATTGCTGTTCGGCTTTTGAATATTTATCTAATAAACCGTCACTTTGCTTAGAAACTTTTTTATCACCTAAATCTATACCTTGTTCTTCTAATATTCTTTGCCTTTTTTTAGCTTCAGCTCTTGGTTTTCTAAACTGTATTTGCCTTTCAGTTGTTTCTATTTTAAGCTCATGTTGCTCTAACTGTTTCTGCGAGTATCCACTAGTATCTGTTTCTTGTAATTCTTTTAATCTATTTTGGTAAAAAGTTAGTTCGTTTTCAAAGTCTGGTTGAAAATCATCTGCTTCAGCACTTTCAACCTGCTCTATAGTTGACTTATATCTTTTAATAATATTGTAAGTTTCTTCATCTGAAATATCTCCTAAACCCCAAGACGTTCTAATCTTTTCTAAAGTTGTTTTAGTGTCTTCATAATCTAAACCTATTTTCTCTAATTGATCTTCAGTTGCTTTAGTAGTTTTAATTATTTGAGTTACATCGTCTGTGTCACCTTCAAACGGTTTAGTTTCTTGATCAACTTTAATTTCATCTGATTTAAAAGTTTCGTTATATTCAGGTAGTTTAATTTCATCAGCTTTTGCAGAAAAATACTGCTCAATAAATTCTTCTTTAGTACCGCTATAATCTCCTTCTTCAACCATGCTATTATATAAAAGTTGTTGACCTTCTTCACTTCCATAATTTTCTTGAAAAGAAGCATATGAACCTGAGTAGTCCCCATTTTGATACATTAGACTATATAATTTTTGACTCATGCTGTAATTTAACCTCTGTCGTATTTACTTTTATTTGAAGCGCCTGTTTTTTGACCTCTTTCAAATCTTAATTGTGATTTTGCTGTTGCGTATTCTGCTAGTGCTTGTTGAGCTAATTTAAAGTTTTTAGGGTCTTCCATAGCTTTTATTATTTCTTCTTTAGTTATTGTACCGTCTTTATTTTCGTCTGTCCAAGTTAATTTATTTTCAATAGCCATAAAGTCATCTATAAACGAAGCACCACTATCTGTAAAATCATAACCCATCATACGTTTTAAGTTAGATTTAGTAATAAGGTTTTTGTTTTTTGAAAGCTCTTGTTTTTCATATTCAGACCAGCTTGCTTTTGGATATGTCATACCTAAAGTTTCTAAAGAACTAGCAGCTTGCATCCAGTTAGCTTGTTGTGTTAAAGGTTTTTGATTTCTTTCAACAATATCTTGATATTCTTTTGTAGTTATTTCTCTACCATTTACATTAAAAACCATATCTCCAGAGGCGTTGTATTTTATTCTAGCTGATTCTTGAGTATTTATAGCTTCTATTATTTTTCTATCTTCATCACTCATATTATCTACAAACATAGGTGGAGTTTTATCAGTTCCATTATATAAATCTTGAGTGTTCATAACTAAACCTTTCCAGGTTTGTAATTGAGAAGATCTATTTTGCTGTGCTTTTAACAAAGACTCTTGTTTAGTTTTATCACCACTTATAACAGCAGCATCATATTCTGCTCTAAACTGTTCTTCTAATTTTCCAAACTCTTCAAACAACTCTGGTGTAGCCCAAGAGCTTCTAGCCCCAAGAGCTTCAAAGCTATCGTCAAACTTAGCCTTACCTTCTTGTTGTTCTTTAGCTTTTTTAACTATACCTTCAGCGCCTTCTGTTAATGTTGTTGTTAAATTAGTTAAACCATCTCTACCACCATCTCTATCTCTACCCGTTGTTCTACCAGCTTCTTTAACTCTGTTTAATATGTCAGGTCGTAAAGTATAATCTAAACTTCTACTAGCTGCTGTTTTTGTTCCTGATTTTGTTGCCATATTTTATTTTTTATTGATCGTCTAAAAACTCTTGATAAGTTGCATAAGCTTTTTCTGTATTTCCAACTGGTACAGATGGAGTTGTTTGAAACAGCTTAGATAAATCTTTTGTTCCAGCGTAATCAAAACCAGCTTGAGCTATATCACCGATACCTTCAAACATGTCTTCTCTAGCGGCTGACTGAGCTGCTAATTGATTTGATTTTTCATCTGCAGCTAAACCAAGTAAAGACTGTATTTTACCAGCCTCAGCTTGTCTACTAATTAACTCACCTTCTCTTTCAAGACCTTGTATTTTACTAGCTTCTTGTCTTTCAGCCATTTGATTAGCTTGTTCTTGTTTAGCTATATCAGCTGAAGCTTTTTGTGCCGCTAAATTACCTTGATTAGCTAACGTTTGTGCTAAAGCAGCTATACCGCTACCACCTGCTGAACTACGTAATTGATCTAATATATTTGCTTGTGATTGCATTTGCTGTTGTTTCATAAACTCAGCTGACTGTTGATTAACAGTAAGATCTTCCATTGTGTTTTCCATATTAGCATAAGGATTACTAGTGTCTAAACTAGCAAACATAGCTTTTTGTTTATCTATTTCTCTTTGTGCTTTTTCAGCTTCTTTTCTAGCTTTCTTTGCTCTTATACCACCGTCTATAGCTTTATAAAGCCCTACTCCAGCTGAAACAATCGCTGCACCCGCTACTATAAAACTCATGATTTATTTTTTTTTATTGTTAACATACTTATTGTATTCTTCGTAGCTTACAGCTACTAATTCTCTTTCTAATTTTTTTATATCTTGGGTATTACTTGGGTTGGCGTGGGTATTATACCATACTGAGTCTTCGTGTGAATATAAAACTCTTTTCTCTCCTGGACCTGCTATAATAAAACAAGGAGCTATATATTCATCAACACCTTGCTTATTAGCAACAGTTAAATGGCCTTTTAATAAAAAGCACATGTGCAAATGTTTGTGAATAGCTCCTATTACTACGGTTCCTTTATACATCGTCATCTCCCTAACGTAAACTCCCTCCATAAAGAAATGTCTAATAGGTATTTGCTTGCTATCAGTTACTATAGGATCTTTATCTGTGCCTGCTATAATACTATTACCATCAGCGATAGATTTTAGATCATTCTCTAGTTTAGTTACTATAGATTCAAAATCTTTACCGATTTCAAATCTAGGGATTTTTTTTATTTTATTCATTTAATTTAATATAACTATAAATGATAGTTACATTTTAAAGCGTTTATTTACACTACTTTAACGCTTTACCGCTACTCTCGAATATTTCAGTACCTATACTAAATATCTCTGCTTCGTCTGTAGAATCGTTTACAAACTTAACATCTGCAAAATAACCTAATATACTACTTAAATTAGCTTTATTATCTTTACTAAATAACACAAACTTACTAGCACCATGATAAGTGCCTGGCAATTGTGTATCTACAGTTACCGTTGGTGATGTTGTAGTAGGGTTTTGTATTCTTGTTATTGTTCCTATTTCAGTAACCGAAGTGCTATTCACTGTAAAACCAGCTGTTGTAGTTGTGTTTACACAATAAGCCGTGTCACCTACCTGGCAAGACACGTTTAATGGTGCTGAAAATGTAAGTGTTATTGTTGCCATTATCCTGTTACGTTTATAAAGTTATCTAAATGTATATTAATAGTTTCATCAGATGGTATTTCATCAGCTTGTATAACTCCTCTAATTTTTATATTGTTTTGAACTTTTTCAGCTGAAAGATTTAATATTTTTGTTTTACTTGCTTCTGATTTAGCAAATATAAATTCTGTGCCTTCAGTAATTGCATCTGAACTTTGAAGGTCTGGTGTAAAAGTCAAACCTTCATTACTTGTTATACTAGCCACAGTGTGAGTTACATCGCCTATTGTAAACGTCATACCGGGAACAATACCGTTTGTAGACGTAAAGTTTAAGCTTCCAAGATTTTCACCAGGGTTAGTACCGTGAGATACCGCTCTTATGGCTGCACCCGTAGGTATATCTGTAGCTACTGGTTGCCTACCACCACCTGAAGTTATGCTTAGTGTTTTACCTTCACCAGGTGTAACTGTAAGCTCAAAAACCTTAACATTACCATCATCTTTTTGAAATATCAACGGTATACCATCTGTTAACGTAACAGCACCTGTTAAAGTTACAAACTTGTCATCTCTAACAGAAACAACTTTAATATTATTAGATATAGTCGCGGTTTGACCATTAGTTAAATTTTGTTTGTCAACTAAAATAAACATACCATTTTGTATACCAGGTGTTTTAATATCTAAAGTTACAGTTGATGAAGAATTACCAGCTGTACCACCTGTCGTGAAAACAGGTGTCACTGTCGCTACTACATTTGTAGGTTTTTTAATCGTTGTGTTAACCATTGTACCAAAATTACTAGCCACATATGTTTGAGTTGAAACCGTTAAAGTAGATACACCTTCCTGTATTATTGTTGCTTCACCAAGGGCGTTAGGTACGCTACTAGCTAATGTAGTTTCACCAACAGCGGTAGCAACTATATCAAATCTTTTTTTACCAGTAGTGTTTTTTGGCAGTATCACGTTATGAACGTTAAAACCAGAAGCTGGTATTGTTACAGTACCAGTATTAGTTGAACTATTTTGAAACTGATTTGTTGCAAAGTTATAATGTTGCGTAGCAGCAGAATTAGTTAAGCTAGTTGCTTGTGTTATAGCAACGTTGTATGTAGCTCCAGAAGTACCGGAAACTGTTACTGGAACTTCTGCGGCAAAAGCATTTGCAGAGGGCTTATGAGCAAGATTTGTTATTATGTTTGTTAATCCTGCTTGCGGTTGCAATAACTCATAATGTATTTCTATTTTATGATGCAACTTACATAAATGAGGTGGATCTGGGTTTAAACTAGGATCTTGCGGTGGAGTGTAAAAAACCTCTACAGTAAAGCTAGTTAACTGTGTACCTGTAGGTGTTAAAGTTACAACTTCATTATAAGCACCAGTGTAATCATAACCAGGTTTTACTAAATTATGATAAAATATACTAGGTGGTTTTTTGTAATAATAATTACTATTTCTTGTAAAAGTAAACGTAGCTACTTTATGAGTTGTACCATCTACTAAAGAACTACTTTGAAATAAATCTCTAGTTATACCGCTTGAAGTACCGTCATCAGCATTTGCTCTATTAACGCCAGTACCAGGCGTATAAGTAACAGTTTGATTAGCGCTGTAATCATACTCAGACCTTAAACATAAGTTTCTATGAACTGGAGCTGAAACAGTTGTGCTATCAATATCAATGTATATATTTTTATTAGATGAAGGTGCAGTGAACGAACTTAAAGTTACTCTAGCTGTTACAGTGTTTAAAGGATCACCAGCAATACCGTTGTCTATAAATTGAACTTGCGTTACTTCAGTGTCTTTGTTTCCACCAGTCCATATGTTACTACCAGTAGAACTAGCTCCACCAATTTTAAAATTACTAGCACTTAAATTAAAACCAGTGTAAGATCCGTTTACAACGTTAGATATTACTAAATCAACAAATTGACCTGATACAGTAGAACCTACCGTTTCTGTTAAAACAAAATTAGAAGCTTCCCAATTAGTTTCTATCGCTGTGTCCCAAGCACCTCCAGTTCCATCATCACCTTGGTAGGTTGTAGAAACATTGTCAGCTATAGTTATATCTATTTGACCTTTTGGTGGTGGTGGTTCAGAGGACGATGGAGAGCTATGAGCAAACGAAGCTGTACCTAAACCTTGTACAGAAAACTCTCTTTCATCTAAATTACTTAACGTTGTTGTATCGCCACATATAATACCAAAGTATTTATCTTCTTTATTTTTAAACTCTATTACCTTACCATTTTGCATGTTAGTACTTATAGACTCTACATACCAACCATTTTTAGCTGTTAAATTATAATATTCACTATCATTAAACGTTACAGTGCTTGAGTTGCCAGACGCATCGTAAGCAGTAGCACCTGATGTTGTAAACTGTGTAATTTTTGCTTGCGTACCTTCATAGTTTATAGTACCAAAACTTTTAACAGCTTCTGGTATATCGTTAAACACAACTGTTACATCAGATTTATACTGTACATTGTAAAAATTATTTCTAGTGTTATTAGCATGATGTTTCCATAACTGACCGTTTTTAAACGTGTAGTACTCGTTGTTTAAACTTAAACCTTGTTCTGGTTTATATGATTTAAAACTTACCCAGCCCTTAGCTTTAGCGCTATAACTTATTGTTGTATATTCAGGAGCTATTTGAGTGTGTGTAAACTTTTTACCTACAGTTAAATTATATTCTCTTTTCTTTTCATCATAACTACCAATAGCAACTTTAGCATAATCTCTAAACAAGTCAGTGAAATAGTCTTTCATACCAAGAGAAGATATAGACCTTACACCTTCAGCACTTAAAGCAAGTACTTGGCCTCTTGATATATCAGCAAAATAAACTTGATCAGGTGCAGCTACAAAAGACTCTGGATTAGTTGATATTCCATAATCTCCAGAATAAGCTGTTGCAGCACCTAAAACTTTATCAGATACAGCTACGTTTTTATTACCATCTGCATTAAACAAAGCATCACGCTTAGATAATACTTTTAAAACTTTATCTTCACATATAGTTAATATATGCTCTGGTCTTGTATACAATTTTTGTATACTACCGTATATAGGATTTAAATCTTTTGTTATTTTTTCTGCAGCTATAAACTGATTAGTATTGTTAACTCCAGATATAGAGTTATATATACCAGAAAATATTAAACCATGTTTTCTTCTTTCTTCTTTAACCGGTTCTGCTAATACTGTCGATGCTTTAACACCATTTGCAAGTTGAGGTTTATTAAAACTATCTCTTGATCTATCTGATTCTACACCGTTACCAAATGTATAACAATTAAACCAGTCTAAGAAATGATATTGTTTTGATAAAGCTCTAAAACTAGTAGCACCTCTCTCTCCATGTAAAACTATACTTGTACCACTTGTTACTTGGCCGTTTACTTTACTACCAACACCATAATAATTTCTTTTTCCAAACGTTATAGTAGAGTTGTCTGCTATTGTTGTGTTAGCGGGAAGAGTTGGTGTAAAATTAAGTGTTTGATCACTCCAAGAAAATACAGTGTGAGTTGTTGCTGTTCCTGAAGAGTTTACTGTTCTAAACTCACTACCTATAGGTATATATTCTTCATTTGTGTCAGAGTTCAACTCTATAGGCATTAAACCACTAGCTTGATAATATATGTCTAAGTCTACAGACTCTCTTGGTTCAACTTCCCAAACAGCTGGGTTTTCTGTAAACGTACTATATGAATCATTACCACCTCCTCTTATTTCTAATATTTCAATATGATCAGCTTCTCTTGCATCGTGTTTTAAAGCTCTCACTTGTTTTATAGCTCCATCATAAGTACCTGTTATAGGGTTGTATTGATTAGTACCAGTGCTACCTATTGGTGGATCAACTTTTATTGTCCATCTCTGTCTTATATTCTCACCTCTATAAAGCTGCCTATTGTAACGAAGTAAACTTTCATCTTTATAATTTCTTATATTAAAAGCGCCAGTAAAAGGTGTTACATTAGATTTGTAATCACCTATACCGATTACGTTATCATAATCATACTCTTTGGTAGTATAAACAATTTTATCTGGATCTTTTCTAAATCTAAATTTAGTACCAGGTCTTATTAAATTTTGTATAACAGTCCAAGCTTCGTGTTTTGAGCCTGAAGAAAAATCTTGTAGTTTATATTTAAAGTTTCCTCTGTCGCTCCAGTTGTTACCGTTGTAACCAGTACCCATACCAGTCCATGATATATCCATTAATTCATTACCGCCCCAAATACCTCTAGATATAATACCTTTACCTTTTTTCATACTAGCAAAGTCATTATTATTTTTATACCAAGCCCCTGAAGCATGTGGCTTTTTAAACGGGGGAACGTTTTTAAAACCATTGCTATTAGTACCGTTACCAGCGTCTCCGGGTATACAGTCTTCGTGACCAGTCCATTGGTAAGCTGTGCAAGCGTCTATAAAAAAGTCTTTTAAACTTCTCATACCTTCCCAAAATTCTTTAGCTTCTGGGTTACCATTAGTATACCAAGAATCATTACCTAAAGCATTAACAGGATTATCGTGCATATTAGAAGCAGTAACACCAAACCTACCAGCACCACCTCCCCACTGGTAAGTTCCAAACTGACTAGAAAGATGAGAGTATTCTGTTGGGTGGTCTCTACCGCTTCTATTAGGTGATTCGTTTTCTCTGGCTTGTCTTGCTGTTGTAGAGTTGATAGGAGGATTACTAGTGTTTACATAACCATTGTTGTTTAAATATCTTAAACCCCATGAGCATTTAACTCTGTATAATTCTTCTTCTTCACCAGAAGACAATATAAACTTAGCTAAACTTTCATCTCTATGTAGTTTAACAAAAAACCTACCATCAAACTCAGGTCTATTTTCTACTTCTGATTCTGTTAGTGTAACTCTTAAATTATCTACTCTAGTAGCGTAAGTTCCAGCTGTAGATGTAAACTCTACATCATTACCAAAAGCACCTCTAACTTTAATTGTAATATTTGTATTATCATCAGATAAACGTGTAACTTCATATTCAGCAGATTCGTCTTCTAGTGTTGATATTTTTAAAGTTAAAGTGTCAGGTCTAGCTGTTATAATTTCATCTCCAAAAGCATCAACAAATGCTCCTCTTTTTATTTCTATAAAATCATAATCTGGAAAAGGAAAACCACTATTACCGCTACCTATTTTATCTTTTACACTATCAACTAAAACACCTATAGTTTTTTTAGTTGTTCTAATATATTCAGGCGCTTCATTTTCTATAGCTAGTATTTTATATCTAGCTTTTTCAAGAACTGGATCGTCTGATCTATGAGCTTTTTTAAGTATTAAGTAATCATCTATAGTTATTTTATTTCTTTCACTTGAAGGAAAGCTTACCCATATATTACCATCAGCAGCATAATACCATCTGTCCATAGCCATGTTGTAATACTCTGAAGAAGTTTCTTTAACATAAAATGAAAAGTGAGTTGCCCATGAAGGTGGCTGACTATTTAACCTAGCAAATAATCTATTTCTAGTAACACAAGCATCTTTTGCTACAGTGACCGATGCATTTTTAGAAGTTAATACAGGTGTTTCTCTACCATATTCATCGCTAAACACCACACCCACTTGATATGTTCTTTGACTTTTTACAGAAGGAGCAGCGCCACCAGGATAAGTTACATTTTTTAACTCTGTTGATTTTATAGAAACTTCTAAGTCAGGGTCATTTGCTGTATAATTTTGTAAATAGTTACCGTATATAATTCTATTAGCACTAACCTCTTGAGCTCTTGCTATTCTTGGTACATTATCATAAGGTCTCAGAAGTTGATTTGAAGGTACTACAGCATGAATTAATTCTGATAAAATAGAATACTCTCCTCTATCATAAGCATGATTCTTTAAATCAGGCCAAACAGGGTGATCGTCTTTTGCTGTTAACGTTTTTACAGTATAAACTGTTGGGTTACCGTCTTCTTTATATAGAAGATCTACAGCAACCACGTCATTTTGAATCAACTCTTCAGGGTAGTAATCTTTTAATTTTAAATTTCTTAAAGTATTACGCATACCTAAGTTGTAACCTTTTTTAGGTAAATAATCATACTCACCCGGTATAAAAGCTACTTGTGAAAATGGTGCAAAGGTAGAATACTCACCATCTGTATATTTATATCTATAAGAAAACCTTACAAATTTAAATTCAAACAATACATCACCTTCTTCTAATCTAACACTGTAATCAGCAGAAACTTGAGGCGTTTGTGTAGATATAGATAATATTCTAATCTTAAAACCAGAAGCATGTAAATTATCTGCATCAACTACATTAGACTGAACAACTAAAGCTCTTATCTTAGCATCTCCAGGTGCAAAGTTAGTATTATTTACGGTTTGATCATCTGTAAATAATAACACATCACCAACTCTATAATCTATAGAATTATTAAATGTAAAGTTAATTTCATCGTCAGCTTCAACACCAACAAAATCATGAGTAGCTGTAACATACTGTAAGTTTGCAACACCTGTAGAGCTATTTATTCTTTGATCTTTTTGATCAGACATAACAAGTGTTAATGGCTGAGTAGGTGATTTTTTTATTACAGTTATGTTTTTTTGTTTTACATAAACAGGTTTTCTACCTGTTCTATTAGTTACAATTTCTAAATAACTATCATTATCTCTATCAGCAACTAATCTAGTGTGATAATGCTCTGTGTCTCCAGTAAATATATCTGTTGTTGGATTACCAGTTGCGAAGTTAGTTACACCACCACCTTGTAAGTACTCAGTACCACCAGTACCAGCTATAGATCTTTTTATATTTATTCTTTTGGGCTCGGTAGCGTTATCAGTCCAAAATAGTAAATCATCTATAACATTGATACCAGTGATTATATTATTTTTATCGAAATGTAAAACTCTATCAGCATCAAAAGATATAGTAGCGCCACTGTTAACAGAGATATTTTTACTTAATGTTATTACAAAATTACTACCACCAGATACAGCTATATCAGTTACCGTTACATTATCTTCAGTAGTAGTGTTAGGGCTAGTAAAAACCATACCTCTTCTAACACCTGTTTTATTAATAGTAGAACTACCATTGTTAGGTATTGTGACCGTGTTACCATTACTAGTAGAGTCTGCAGTAGTTGTAGATACGCTGTATATATCTACAAAAACATATGTGTTTTTTTGAGTTAAAGAGTCATATTGTACTATATAATCTTTTTTAATATTAAGAGCAGCTCCTGTAGTATTATTAATACCAGCAGAGATCATATAGTATATTTTATCTGTTTCAGGTAAAGCAATTGAACCTACACAAGTCGAAGTTGTAGGTATACTTAAAGTTGTATTTCCTATAGCATTTTTAAGTTCATTACCTAATAGTGTTTGTGCAGAACCTACATCTGATTTATCAGAAGTTGATATTTGTATATTTGTCGCGTCTCTATATTGACCATTAGGAACTAACCTTTCATCAAGGTCTTTATTCATCTTAGCTTGAGAGAAGTTTCTTTTTAACTCTGGCATAGACTAGTGTTTTATGTGTTTCGTACTTCCTCTTAATATTTGCGTAATCTCTTCAGATTTTAAGTTAGATAACCTTATTTTTGCTTTTCTTGTTTCTGAAAATCTTTCTTTTTTAATTTGAGCTAATAAACCAGCAGGTGTATCTGCTTTTGCTAATAATACTCCATATAATATGTGTTTAATAATAGCTTCTTCAGCAAGCTTTGGAACTAAACAAGCGTTTATGTTTATAGTGCCGTCAGTAGTGCTTTGAGTAATTAAACCATCACTTATATATTTTAAAGTAACTATTTTACCATTTAAAGAAGATCCAAAGTGTATTCTACCTAATTCTTCATCTATATAATAGCTACCGTTTTGTTGAGCATACTGTGGTTCAAGTCCATATCTATTACCTACTAAATAATCAAAAACAGCGTCATCAGCGCCACTGTTTATATTTTGACTTGGTATTATCTGTCTGTTTTTAAATTTATCCCAAGTTTGAGAGTTATTATTAAACTGAATACCAGTACTAAAACCACCATGTGAATCTATAGTGTTTGTTACTCTACGTGGGTTTGAAGTTCTTGATGTTGGGTATAATATCTTTTCAATACCACCATCATCTGTTGTTGTTAGTTTTACGTAGTTTATATAGTCATGTGGTAAAACAAAAATTAGTGTAGCAGGTACTTCTATTTCAAAATCTTTAGTACATCTCAAAGTATCATAGCTTAACTCTTGCAAAGCTCTAGTAGCGTGATAAGTTATATCACCTCTATAAACGCCTTTACATATTTTGTTTTCACCAACATATGTAGCAACAAAAGAGTCTATAACGGTTGCTAAACTTAAATACCTATAGTCACCGTAAGGAGTTCCTGAACTGTTGTAATAAGCTGAACTGTTTGTGTATGTTGTTGCCATATTATCCTATTTTTTGTGCTTGTTGTTCTTGTATATCTTTATTTCCAGCTACACCAACTAAACCTGGTTTATTTATTATAATACCAGCTAGTTCTAATATTTTATAAACTAAAGTGTCTTCTTCTGAATTATGTAGTTCAAAGTCTACGGCTAAAGCACTGTTGTATAAAGCTTTTTCATTAACTACAACGTAAGCCCAGTTAACATCTTTAGGTAAAACAAATACTTCACACGTTACACTGCTAGTCATAGCTATACCATTTCTTATAACTAGTATATCTTTTCCTGACAACATAGAATCTGCATAAACAGCTTTTGTAGTAAAATGTCTTGGAGAAGCCATATAGTTTCTTATTTCGTTTATAGATACTTTTTCTACAACCATGTTGTCTCTGAAAACTCTACCAACTCTATAAACAGGTCTACTAACACCACCCACTGTGTGCGCTGTTGGAAACGTTGTTCCACTGGTTACATCAGCTATATCTCTAAAAGGATTTAGCTTTTCATCTACCATATCAGTCATATTAGACTCATCTAATATACCTGATTGCTCAGCACCTTGTAACCTTGTTAAATTTTTATTATAAAAATAAGACTCAAATATTGTTTTTTGAGCCTGATTTGCTAACAGATTAAATTCTTGAGGTGTTATATAACCTCTTTGCTCTTTGTTAGCTAGAGCTAATACTCTTTGATATACTGTATCTATACTTACTGCCATATTGTTTTTATATTAAGTAGCCACCTATAAAGATGGCTACTCTCTATAAGTGATTAATTATTTTAATCTTTTTTCTATCCCTTTGAATATTTCCATACCTTCATCAGTTTTAAACCATGCAGCTAAAGCTGAGTAAGGGTGCTCATCAAACGGTACGGTAAATAATTTTTTACCTGTAGAACCTAAAGTAAAGGTTCTTTGATCACTTGATAAGTTTAGTATATTCTGTTCTGTCGCTTTAATACCTATGTTTCTCAACATTACATTATCATCATTAATTAAGTCTAATATAAGAAGAGGGTTATTTTTAGCTTGTATTAACAAATCTCTTCTAAGTTCTTTAGAACTCATATTTGCTGCTTCAGAACCAACAATAGCTCTCATCACCGCTTCCATTACGTCTATGTCTAAATCATTAGCTGCGTTTAAAGCTTCTAATTCTAACTCTATATTTTCAACTTCAACTTTTGCAACTTCTTCAGGTTTATATTCGTAATAAGCTTTGTCAAGTTTAGGGTGGTAAATAGAAAGAACTTTTTGTAGATTAACTTTGTTTTTAGGAACTACTAACATACCATCTCTAAAAATTATGTTTTGAGGTCTTTTTTGACCTACCATCTCATCAACAAAAACAGTTCGTTGATTTTGAGTTGCCATAACTTCTCTTTCATAACCTTTTTCTTCATCAAACCAAATTATACCTTTTGATTTAAATATTCTAGTTATTGGTGTTTCAGGTCCAGTTAAATAATAAACTCTATCTTTTATCTCCCATTTAGGTTTTTTAGGTTCCACAACCTTTGTTTCTTTTTTAGCCATAATAATATATAATAAAATTAATAAATAAAAGCCGAGGCCGAAGCCTCGACTTTATATAAAATGATTATCCTTGTACTAACATAAAGTTATTAGCTCCTTGTACAACTAAGCATCTCTCAGTTAAGAAGTGCATTTGCATTGCATCAAGATCAGATGTAGCAGCTCCAACTGAACCAGTAGTCCAAGTTTTGAAACGTCTGTCATCTGTTTGAGAAGCTCTATATCTTACATGTAAGAAAGGTCTTTTCAAGTTTCTACCTAATACTTCATCATAAACAGAAGTTACACCAGCAGGGATAAATATACCTCTAATAGCGTTAGCTTCACCACCAGCAACAGTAATTGCTCCTCTTGTCTGTTGGTCATTTAAGTATTTCCAGTCAGATTTGTAGAAGTCATAAGAACCTCTTCTGAAACCAGAGAAACCTAAATTTAAAGCCATATCTTCTGAGTTGTCAAATAAACCATAAGATAAACCACCAGCTTGATGTGCATTTATTCCTGCAAGCATGTCATCGACAACAAGCATAGTAGTTCTATCAAAGAACATCATGTACTCTTCTATAGCACCTTGCTTATCAAACTCTTTTAGTATTAAGTCAAACTCATCTAAGTTTGTGGACGCAGTAGCACTATCAAGACCATCAGTTATAGAACCTCTGTCATTAATAGCAGCAAATAAACCTTCAGTACCAGCGATTTTAGCACCAGTTATATCTGTGTTTACAGCTTTAACTGACTCAACCATAGACATTTCACAGTAATCTGCAAATCTCATTCTAGTGTCACCAGCAGCTTTTAAGTACCATAGGTAACCGTTTTGTCCATCTTCACCAGATACTTCTACCCAACCAATTTGAGAAACGTCAGATCCATTAACTTCGTAAAGATCTTTCATAATCATCATTGAGTTAGTAAAAGACTTGAACTCAGGCTCAATAGACTCATCTCTACCGTTAGTACCTTTAGCAAACATAGAACCATAAATAGTTATGATTAAAGCGTCGTTATCTCCAGCACCGTTAGCATGACCTAAAGCAGCTTTATAAGAGTTGTCTGAGCCAATAGGCATTACAGCTATCTCACCAGAACCTAATGTTATAGCACCACCAATATTAGCAGCATCTTCATCACCATCTATAGCTGTTACTAAACAAGCAATAGTTTTGTCTTTAGCAGCAGAAGAAACTAAAATAGTATCACCTACTCTAATAGAGTGAGAAGTACCAAGACCATCTATAATAGAGTTATTAGCATGATAACCACCACTGTTTGAGCTATCATTTTGATTTCCTTTTACAGCACCTGTGTACTTTAAATGTAGTCTACCTTGTTCTGACCAGACTACTTGATCAGCTGTTGAAGGCTCTTCAGCTCCAACCATTTCTAAAAATCCACCGATTGTTCTGTTACCAAACACTTCAGCTTCTTTTTCAATTAAATCCGGTACGTATTGTTGAAACCAACCCTTTGTAGCTGTAGACGTAAAATCGATATAGTTAGTCGATAACGTCTGCTTAGTAGGGAGGGCTACGCCATTCGCACCACTTTGTGATATTGCCATTTTTAAATGTTTTAAATGTTAATTAATTTGTTTTTCTAATTTTTAACTTTAATGAATTACTGTCATCACCTAACACTCTAACTTTAATACCACCAGCTTCTCCTTGTTGTTGTCTTGGATCAATGCTGATATTTTTAGCTTTAGTAAGTTGATCTTTAATACCATCAGCTTTACCTTGCTCGTAAAAGTGTTGAGCAATTACATCTGGATTCATTGCAGTGTAAATACTCTTGTGGTATCCTCGAGCATCCTGCATTACATTGTTCTCATTTAAAAACTTTTTAAATAGATTGTTAGCATCGCTTTGTAGCTCTTTAACTTGAGCAACATCTTTTATGTTCAACCTAAACCTTTTGTCTCCAACGTTATATTCAAAACCTTTGAACTCTTTGTTAAATACTTGGTTAGTTTGGTTTAAAAAGACTTTTTGAGTTTTACTCGTTTGCTCTTGTTCTTTATTATACCTATTGAAAAAGTCTACAGCTTTCTGTTGCTCAGGTGTTAACCTTTTGTCTCTTGCTTTGACTTGTTCATAATATTTAGACTTTAAGCCGTCTAAGTGCTGTCTAGCATTAGCAACTTGCTCTTTCAATGCTAGTTTTTTTCTTTTTATTTCTCTCTCTTCCATGTTCTCTTCATCATAAGAAAACTGATCTTCCATCATAAAATTTATTTCTTCTAAACTTAAATGAGGTTTTGTTTTTCTATAATACTCTAACAAAACATCTTGGTCATCTAAACCAGAAATATCTCTATTTAAGTTTACGTAGTCTTCTAAATTACCTCCAGTATCTTCCATAAACTTCATAAGCTTTTGTATACTTTCAGGTAGTTTTACCTCTTCTTTTGTTTCTTCAACTACTTCTTCAACTACTTCTTCCTTTGTTTCTTCTACCGGTTTTTCTTCTTCAGTTATTTCTTCAACAGCGGGTTGCTCATCTTGAACGGTCTCTTCCCTTGGTGGTACTTCTTCAACCACTTCTTGTAAAGCTTCGGTTTGTTGATCTGTAGCCACGTCTGTTGTTTCTTGCTTTTTATCGGCATCTTCTTTTTTCTCTTCTTTTTTAGTTAAATCAATTTTTATATCCTCGCTTTTTTGAGCAAGTTTTCTTGGTTTTCTTTTAACTTTTATTTTTTCAACCTTATCATCTTTAACAGGTTGTTCTTTTTTTGTAGTTTCTTCAACTACAGCTTTGTTTTCTTCCATAATATAATATATAATTAGTTACCAATTGAAGGGTTAAATTTGTCTAAACCTATTCCGCTTCCAAGTATATCATTACCTGAAGATTCAAATTGTTTAGTTTTTTCCCTTTTATCTTTTCTATCTTCCTTAGCTATATCTGCAGCTTGAGTTGCATTGTTTAATTTTTGGTTTAACTCAAACTCGTATTGCATAAGTTCTTTTTTGAGCCTTACTTCTTCTTGCAAGTGCTTTAATCTTTGATCAGCTCTTGTTATTTCAAGTTGATTATCTAGTTGAGTTCTAGCTTGATTTTTCTGTATTTCTGCTTGAGCAGCTGCTTGCTGTGATTTTGCATTTGCCTCTGCTTGAGCTTGAATGTTTTGCTGCTGTATCAACTGATCTCTTTGAGCTTTCTTTTTTCTTTTTAATTTTAACAGCTGGTTAGCTAGTTTTAAATTTTTAACTTCACGTATATCTATAGCATCGTCAAGCTCTATTAGTTTCTGAGCTAAAGCAGTTTGTATATTGTTTTCTAACATTTGCTTTTGCTCTTCGTCTGGATCTAAGTTTATAAATATACCAAAGTCATATAAATATAAACTTTTCATTTCTTCTAATGTACCAACGTTATGAGCGCCTATAGCTTGTATAAAAGCATCTTTTGTTGGAGAATATTCTAGTATGTCAGATATCCTAAGCGATATACACTCTGATATTTCAGCTGTTAAATAAAGTGAAGCTAAAAGTATATGTCTAGTCGCTACGTTTGAATTAGCAGCTGCAAGTTTTTGTATACCTACTAACGATTTAGCGTCTGGCAAACTACCATCTCTGGCTTCGTTTAAACCGGTTACATCACGAATCATTTGTAAATAATAATTATAGTTAGCTACAAGAGCTTGCATTTTACCACCAGCACCTTGTCCGTTTGATATTTGTGTTATAGGTACTTTACCTGGGTTTGGGTCACCATCAGCGTTTAATGACCTACCAATTATACTACCAGTTTGGAAAAACATATTTAATGCTTCTTGTGGATTATAATTAGTACCATTACCTAAATCAACCTCTGCTAAACCATCGGCATCTAAATAAACACCGTCTGGTACCATACGTGACATTACTTGTTGTATCTTTAAATGAGTTAATTGTATCATGTCAGCAAAACCAGTTATTCTATTTACTAGACTATCTATTTTACCATTGTACATGCGTGGTGCAACTAAAGCATAATTCATTTTTACTTTGTTGTAATCGCTTTTAGTTCTCATCATGTTTTTACACATCTCCCATTTTAAAAGCTTATCTGTACCTAAAACTAAAACACCTTCATAAACTGTTTCACTAGCCTTTGATAATCTTTCAAAGTTACCTTCTTTATTATCTGGTGGATTAAAGTTATCATCTTTTTCTATAGCTTTTTCTAAACCAGCGTTAGTTGTTTTAATTTTATATACGTTGTTCATGTATGTTTTATAATTAAAGTATAAAACTTGAACTTGATTTTTATCGTTTATTTCTTTAAAGCTATATCTACCGCTAGGTCTTTTTGAAGCCTTACTTATAACCTCTAACTCACTTTCAGTTAAGTTAGGAAACTGTCTAACTAACTCGTTAATAGGTATTGTTTTAACTTCACCAATATAATACAAGTCTTCAAAATATGGTGATTCACAGTAAGAATAAACTAAGTTAGCAGGATCTACATAATCTACAGTAACACCTTCACTGTAATTAAAGTTAGTTTTTACAGCACCAATACCTAGTACTGTTAAGTCATATAAAAATCTTCTTCTAATTAAATCGTAATTGCTACCCTCTAATAAAGTGTTTATAGCTTGCTCTTCTGCTATCTCAACTGCTTGTTTGTAGTTAAGCTGCATGTGTAATTGTAGCTCTTCTTCTGTTTCTGGTAAATCCTCTTTTTTGTTTTTATAAAGATCTAAGCTAAACATTTCTTTAGCTTGATCATTAAACTTTTTAGTTCTCATGTCTTTGAGAACAGACTCCATATACTCAGTTCTTTTTGTAGCACCGTACTCGTCTTGTGAATAAGCTTTTACAGTATAATTTCTATCAGCTAAACCGTTAACTACTATATCAACAAACTTAGATATTATAGGTACTGGTTTCCAGTCTAGATTTAAGTAGCTTAAGTCACCGTTAATAGATAACTCGTCTTTGTATTTTTGTATTGACTGTTCACCTCTAGCGTACAGTCTCAACCTGTGAAACCTTGACTGTGAGTCTAAATATTTATTAGAGTGTTGGTTGCCAAACCATTCAGCTTCAATAGCTCTTGCTATTCTCAAACCATAGTCTTCGCTCATTTTTTCTGAGTCACTAACAGCTTGCGATGGGAAGCTAATATATATTGTATCGGCCATATTCTTTATTTTATTATTCTGGACATATATCCGTTATTGTTATATTTTGCTATTTTTATATTAATAGGTTTTGCTTCTGTCTTTACATTAGGACTATACAAGTGCTTATTGCAAGCCATTATAGCTAAACCAGAACTAATACTAGCATCAAACTTAGTTCTTTTTGTTATATCAAATCTTGACCAGTCATTAAGTGTTTCGTTAAAATACATGTTACCGTAATTACCATCACCTAAATGACCTACAAAATCATTTATATACATCTCTATAGCTGCGGCATGTGCTTGTTTAATATCTTCACTTGAATTAGGTATACCACCTATTTCTTTTTCAGCTGTAGATAATTTATTCCAAGCTCTATCTGGTCTGTTCATACTATAACCTCTATAACCTCTACGTCTTAAATAGTATAGTAATCTTGGTTTGTTGTTCTCTGCAAGTATTGGCATACCATAAAAAATTAATGCCATCAATACATCTTCAAAAAATATTTCAGCGGTTTGTGGTCTAGCTATGTATTCTAAGAAAAACGTACTCGGTGGTGCGTCTTCCATGCTAAATTTTGTTAATCCATGTAAAGATCCTTTTGAGCCTTTACCGTCTACAGTACCGCTAATGTCGTAGCTGTCGCAGCCAAAAGCGCCCATATGATCATTGCCAGGGTATTTGATTCCATTTTTTAATATAATTTTATTTTGTAGTTCTATAGATGGTACCCAACTAACTTTAAACCTTCCTTGCGGGTTTGGGTAAAACATCACTTTCGTATCTTGTACACCGTTAATCCATTGAAAATTACCTGTGTTAACTACCGAACTATATCTACTACCTTCGTTATAATCTATTTGCTCGTATATTTTAACTAGGTTAAATATACTATTTTTTGTTTCATCTCTAAACGCATGCTCTTCAGTTCTTGGGAACTGTCTGTAAAACTCGTTTAAAGCATCTTGATCGTTTTTTAAACCATCAGCTTCGTTTTGCCAGTGATCAATAATACCATAATCTATTAATTCACCGTCTGGTCCGAAGACATCATTACTTGGATTATTAAATACTGGATCTCCGTATTCATCAATAAATCCTTCGTAGTTCCACTCCATTGGGATAAAGAGAGAATATAAACCAGACTTTGTTTGTCCATTACGATTTCGTCGAGTGACATCTGAATCATAGTATAGTTTTTTAAAGTTGTCTCCACCTTTATCAAGGGCGTTGGAAGTTGAGCCCATCATACACTTACCTATAATTCTACTACCTAATCGTAAACAAGTTTTTGTAACCCTCCAATTATTAAGAATATTGTCAGGTCTCTCCCACTTACCACTTTCATCATGTACCAATAAGTTTAGCTTTTCACCATCATAACTATTATCACCTGTGTTTTTCCAGTCTATAGTTGTATCAAGCCCTACTAGTTCTTCTTGCTTTTCATTCGCAGTAATCTTTCTACGAGTAAACTTACTCGCAGGTACACGGTAAGCAAGTTCAGACTTAGGTCTATCCATACCATCTTGTATCGGTTTAAAGAAAAACGGATAGTTGACGGATATTGGAACAACTTTGTCTGTAAACATCTTCTTAGCATCAGCACCACTTTTTGATAGTATTCCATATCTTGAATCACTTGATATTGTAGCTAAGTTAACTGTTTCAGCAGATGACATAAACGAAAAACCACTACGTCTGTTTTTAAGATAACACATACCATAACACCTTGTATCAGCTTTACAAGCCTCCCAAAATATAAAAAAAAGCCTATTAGCTTCTCTAAAATCAGGCGCACCTACATCTATTTTGCTCCATTGTAAATACATATAGTGACTACCTGTTATGTATGTTGGTTTATTATTGTTGTTAAACCAAAAACCTTCGTCTCTTCTTTTAAACTCTTCGTCTATATAATCAAACCATTGATCTTTTGCTTCTTCAGGATAATTACGCCAATCAAATATATTTTTTAATTTAGATAATTCTTTTGGATAATCTATCCTTTGCCATTTCCGCTTGGCATGCATGTACACGTTGGCTGGCATTTTTGGTAACGCAATTCGTAAACCTTGCATTTCAATGATTTCGCCAACTTTTCCAGTTTTTGATATAATGACAATATCATGTTCTTTATTGTATCCATATTTCCATTTTTTACCCCTATTCATACGAGTTAACGTCGTACTTTTAATAGGTTTAATTGTTTTAACTAATGTTTGTTCGTAACTCATTTTGATCTACCTTCTGCAAAACCTTTAAATACTCTTTCTTTTTTATCTTCCGTATCTTTACCGTCAAGTATGTTTTGCTCTTCCTGTATTCTATTTAGTATTTCAAACGCATCAAATATAGCTAGCTTCTTTGTAGCTGCAGCATTTTTTAACCTATCAGCGCTAACATCATCATCCGTATTTGTTATGATTTTTTCTTTAGCAACATTAATAAGCTCTTCAACTGCCTTGTGCCCAGCTTGTATTATAAGCTTCTTCGTTTCTTTCGCGTTCATATTTAATTGTAATATATTTATCCATTACTCTATAAAGTCTTTTATCTTCTATAACAAACTCAAACTCATCATTTGGTGAAAAGCCTACAATATCTTTTTTATTATAAACATTGCTATACTCAACTATACCAACTAATGGTTTTTCTTTTTCCATACTAAACTCATCTGTTTCTTTAACTGGCCTTACCCAAGTATAACCAGGCATAGACTTCCACTGCCAAAATCTTTTATATAAAAATATTTGATCTTCTTTTACTAGATAAGTATTTTCATCTAAAAAACTTCTACTGTTTTTTTCTCTAGCTTTCATATCATACCATCTACGAAAAACGTTGTGATGAACTATAACATCATCACCTTTTTCTAAAACAGTTTTAAAAGCTGTAGGTATTGATTTAATAATACCTTGTCTATTTATATATTCGTGATTAGATATTTCAGTGTTTAGTATCAGCTTTTTATCGCCGACACTAACACTGTTATTATATCTTAGACCTTTAGGCTCTATAATAAAATCAAAAGGTGATCTCATTAGTACTCAAGATTATACTCAACTGATATTGCCATATTTTTATTAAAGTCTTTCCAAGGTATAACCTCATCACCTTTTTTTATATATATAGAAAATTTATCTTTTTCTTCTATTATATCACAAATAGTATGGCCACCGTAAACTTCTTGGTTTACAGCATAGTGCATTGAATCGTTTTTATAATCTTTACCTATTGTTATCTTTCTAATCGTTTGATCCGTCATCTTCATCTTTGTACGTTATAGTACCATCTTGAATACTAACGTCTACTGTACCGTACTTTTCTTGAAGCTCGTCTTGCAATTCTTTAATTTTTGCGTTTTGAGCAATGTGTAAATGCGCAAGCTCATGCACTTTAGCCTGCATTGCACCCATATCAAACTGTATTTTATTTATTCCTGAAACTAGCTTCTGCATTCTTTCTAATTGCTCGTCACTAATTTTTTCTGGTTTTAAGTCAACCAACTTTTCTTTTTTTGCCATTGTTATTTTATTTAATTATTTTTTTACTTTTTCTAAGCTACGGCCACCAAAATAAGCACCTATAACTGTAATAAGAACTAATTGTAATAGATCAGTCCATTTGTCTTGTACTGTAAAACTAATAGTACCAGCATCGATAAATACTAGTAATACTGTACTAACTACTAAAAACACAAGAACTAAAGGTCTTATATTCTTAGATAACCATGAGTCTGAGTTCATATCCATCTTCCAGCGTTCAGTTACTTGCTTTTGCATTTCAGCCTCATAACCCATGATCATATCTTTAATTTTAGCTTGTGCAGCTAGCTTTTCTTCTTTAGTTGTAGTTAAGTTATCTAAAACTCCACCCACGTTTTTTACAAGCTCTCCAGCACCAGCTGAAAATATTTTACTTAACATTATAATTTATTTTTACCTCTTAATTTGTTTAATTGTTTTTTCAACTTAGTTATAGTTTTACCACCTTTCATAGCTGAAATAACTTCGTTTTCAATATCTGATTTAACAAACTCTATTCTATCCTCTAAATCATTTATTTTTTCTATCTTACTATCTCCTTTATATTTATAAGTGTCTGGGTTTTCTTTCTTAAAAACTTTAGATTTTTTAGTAGGGTCTTTATCATATTCACCCATTTCAAATTTTGATTTTGCCAACTCTCTACTTTGGTCGTCATGACCTCTTTTACTTGGTGGTTTTTTAAAGTCTATTGGATCCATTTCTGTAGCTCTTGGACCAAACCCAGATTTTTTCTTTAACTTGTTAAATATATCTACATATTTAAAACCACTAAACCCTTTCATTTTAAACGCCATAATTAACCTGTTTCTTTTTGTCTTTGTTCTTGTTGTCTTTTAAGTTCTTTTTTAGTAATCAAAGCTTGTTTAAGTTGACTTAAAGTTTCATTACCATCTATTATTTCTCGCGCGGTTTTATCTAAAGAGTCGTATCGTTTTTTCTCTTCTGCGTCTAACTTTCCATAAAGTGGATGTTTTTTAAAACCACTGAAGCCTTCCATTTTAAATGCCATTGTTTTCTGCTTTTATTGCTCGTTTCTCCCAAGGTAGATTTTTATCTCCTTCAGGATACCACTTGCCGTTATACTTTATTTTACCTTCTTTTCTAGGATAGGTCTTACCATCTGATCTCACCCAGTCATCACCATAAGCTATTTTACCGCTTTTCATTTCTTCAGCATGTTTAGCTTCATGATTAACGACTCTTTTATAAGTTTTAGTATTAGTAGGTATTTTACTATTAACAACAATAGTATTGCCATCAATAGCTTCACCCATTAAATTACCTTCCAAAGGTCTTCTTAATATATTAAGATTTAAACCTTCTTTTAAGTTTCTTACATATGGCTTTTTACCTAATTTAAAACCCATTACCTATCACTATCTTTTATCATATCATCTATAGCTTTATTATAAACTTTATCTGTATATGATTTGTTATTAAAAAATTTACTTCTTTCTGATGTTGGCAAGTCTTCTTCTCCTAACAGTATTCTATATATTCTACTAATTACTTGAGAACATTTAAAAGAAGTTTTAAAAACAGAGTACTTAATCGTAGTTCTATTACGATGTCTCCATGTTTCTATCCAACCTTCACGTTTTAACCTTTCCCATCGGTTTTTATCCCATGAGTAAGTGTAAGTTCCGTTTATAAAATCATTACGTGTAAATCTCTGTTTGCAATCTAAATATATTAATAATTCTAGATCAGCATCTTTTAAACTATAAGTTTTACAAGCCCATTTTCTAACAAGCCTGTAATACTTAAGAATATTCATATCACGTAAATCCTGAGCGGTTAATCTCATAGTTACATGTTTTTACTCAATTAAAACTATATCTCTTACTCTAATGACTTGATAGAACTTGTCTTCGTGAGTTATACCATGTCCAGCGTGTTTATCGTAGTATATGCTATCGTTTTCTTTAACAATACCTTCACCTAAGTTACCAACAGATATTATCTTACCTTTTATATACCTATTGTCAGTGTCTAGCTTTTCAGTTAGTTCTAATCCAGCAACTTTAACTTGTTCTTCTTTAACTTTTTTAATTACTACAAAATCATTTACTGCTTTCATTTACTCTTATATTTGAAATTACACAATCAGCTGACATAATAGTTGAAGCTACACTTACAGCGTTTTTAAGCGCAGACTTAGTTACAAGTACTGGATCTACAATACCTGTATATACCATATCAACATCATGACCAGTAACAACATCTATACCGTTACCTTCATGTATTGGTGTGTAGTTTTTTATACCAGCATTTTGTAATATAGTTTCATAAGGAGCTTTTATAGCTCTTAATAGTATAGTTTCACCTATATTGTTAGAAGTTATTTTTTGAGCAGCGTTTAAAAGAGCTACACCACCACCTGGTACAATACCTTCTTTTAAAGCAGCTTTAGTTGCGTATATAGCATCTTCAACTCTATCTTTCTTTTCTTTTAGTTCGACTTTACTATCAGCACCCACTTTGATGATTCCAACACTACCAGATAACATAGACAGTCTTTGCTCCAGCTTCTCTTTAATGAAACCATTTTTTTCGTCAGAAATGAGTTTTGATACGTATTTGATTCTTTCTTGTATATTTTCATTAACATTGTCTGTGGTAGTTACAACAGTATATTTATCATCTGTAACACTATATTCAGCTTCACCTAAAACATCTATATCTATAAGATCTAGATCATCACCTAGTTCTTCATCGATTACTTTAGCACCTGTTAATATAGCTAAATCTTCACACGTATCTTTTTTAGTAGAACCAAAACCAGGTAAAGCTATTATATTAACTTTTATATTACCTTTAACTTTGTTCATTAATAACGCAGATTTTACTTGTTGAGCAACTGGTGCTATTATTAATAGTGATCTACCTTTTTTAATAACGTGTTCTAATACTTTTTGTATCTTACGAATGTTAGGTATTTCACTAGCGCATATTAAAATAAGTGGGTTATCTAGTTCTGATAACTGTTTATCTTTGTTTGTTATAAAATGAGGTGATGTTAAGCCACAATCAAACTGTACACCTTCTGTAAGTTCAACGTGAGTATCTCTTGTTTCAGACTCTTCCATTAAAACTACACCGTCTTTACCAACTTTTTCGTAAGCTTCAGAAATAATATCACCTAAATACTTATCGTTGTTACAAGATATTGTACTAACATGTTTAAGCATTTTACCAGTTACTGGTATTGCTATTTTTTCTAAGTATTCGTTGACTTTTTCAAGGCAAGAGTTTATACCTTCTTTGATTTCTCTTGTAGATGTACCGGTTTTTTGCACTTCTGTAGCGTCTTGTAGTATAGCTTGCGCTAAAACTGTAGCTGTAGTAGTACCATCACCAGCTTCTCTAACTGTATTTTGTGCGGCTTCTTTAATAAGAGTAGCTCCGATGTTCTCAACCGGATCAAATAAGACTACGCTTCTTGCAACGGTTACACCATCTTTTGTTATAACCGGTTTACCTCGGCCATCTTCATAAATTACACACTTACCCGACGCACCAAGAGTAGATTTAACAGCTTGCGAAAGCTTGTTTACGCCAGAAATTATACGATTTTTAGCTTCATCGCCAAAATTAAGGTCTTTGACAATCTCGCTAGGCAGATTATATTCCATTTTATTTAATTTAATTTAATTTTTACTAACTTTTGAAAGTTTTTACAACTTTCGGGCCTTTTGAAGCGTCTAATTTACGCTTAAAATGCTCGATACTACCATCAATAGCGGCTTCTGCACCTTCAATTGTCTCTCTACGAGTGACATCAGCAAAATTTTCTTTGTTTTTCGGGTCAGAAACCTCAGTTTGATAGTACCCATTAGGTAATTGAGTAATTCGCCAGTTCTCTTTGTCGGCTAAATGCTCCCATTGCTTAATGGTTTCGTCATTGATTTGTGGATTATTGGTCCACGTACTTGTTTTATAGTATAAATACGTCATTTTGGTTTATGTATTGGTTAATAATCAGTATTGTTACAGATTATAAATAGTTTTTTAAGCGTCTTTTCTTAATATCAATTGACCAGTTGTAGAGTCTTGAAAGACTTTACCTCCGTCAGCTATGTGTTTTTTAGTGTTTTCGTTACCTGCAGTTTTAAACTTTTCTGTAACATCAACTAGGTTATTATCTTTAGATTTTTCTCCAGTAACCGTTACTTCATCTAACACTTTACTCATAGGAGTTTCAGTTTTCATGAACATACCAGCTGGACCCATAAGTCCTTTTGCTAAATTACCAGCATCTTTGTTGTTAAAGTTTTTAATTCTACCTAAAAAATTCATAGGCGTATCCATTTTAACATGCTCTGATCTATAAGGACCGTATTTATCCATTGGAGTATCTACATCAAATCCCATTTTTTCTACAACTTCTTTTGGCATACCACTATCCATTGCTTTTTCAAGTCCTTCTGGTACTGGCTTCTGAAACGCAGAGTGTTTAGGTCTACCATCAGTCATAGTGCTATTGTCTAAACCGTAAGCAAGCTTTAGATCTTTATGGTATCTTGAACCTTCTATTATTGATTTTCTTGTTTTATATCCCATGACTATTTACTTTTTTTTAAGCTTTTTAATTTGGTCCATTGTTATTTTTTCACTTTTTTTTTCCATACCGTTTTTTTTCATTGGCTTATCTCCATGAGCCATTTTCATTGGTTTGTCTCCGTGAGCCATTTTCATAGGCTTACCGTACATTTTCATAGGATGACCCATATCCATTGGAGTATCTTTATATTTTGGTAATGCTGAGTTTTTACCTTTGTCAAGCATGTAAAGACCTGTTTTGTCCTTCATCTTGAAACTAGGCTTTGTTCCGTAAGGCATAATATTATGTTTTTAAATTATTAACTAGTTATCACTTGATATAGTTACATAGTATAATAGTGTTTTAAAAGGTGACACTTGCCTACTACTAAGTATACTTTATAGCCTAATGTCACTATAAAAAAAGTTATTAGAAATATTGAGCTACGGTGTTGCCCCTCCCCTACCCTAGCCCCCCTGCCCAGGTAAAACGCAAACTTTTACGCTAGCCCCGCTTGTTTCTGTTACAACTATATTATCTATTTATATTAGTATTTATTATGAAAACGAAACAAATACTAAGCATATTCGATAATAATAATGTAAATAATAAAAAATATAATGAGAAAATAATTTAGAAATATAAAAATAGTTTTTGTCGCAACACGCGAGCGCGCGGAATAGCACTGAACTACAAAAGTACAATTAAACAAATAATATACTTTTACAAACTAAATACAACACTCAATAGATATTAATAATAAATAATGTATAACTAAAAATAAATAACATGTCAAATATACTTAAATCAAAAAGATTTGTAATAAGAAAATCTTTACTCGGAAAAAATACAATAATCGAAGTAGCTTTCAAAAATGGTAAAACTGCAAAGTACAATCACGATAAAGTGTACGAAGTAATGAAAGATAAACTAGAAAATATGAACTGTTTTCAAAAGTACAAAAGTTACACTGCAACTAATAATGTTCCAGTAGTAGCAAGAGAAATTTGCGAGTAATTTCTCATTAGTCGATAAATACCTCAGCTGAAGTGCTGATTAGGCTGAGGTGGCTAAAGTCGTAGTTGCACTTTGTTTAGCGACTTATAAAAAATGCGAACAAGTATCAGTACGAATGGTTAATAGTGGTTCGATTCCACTCCGTACTACTAATAATAAATATATATAATATGAGTAAAATAAAAGATAATCACTTAGCAGAAATAATAATAGCACTAATAATTGCTACAACTTTACTAACTTCTTGTGTAGAACAAGCAGAATCAAGTGAAAATATGCCAAGTCAAGATGAATATTACTCAAATAATTGTGAAAATTGTGACGAAATAGACTAATATGAAGATAAAAATAGTAAAAAGAAAGCATAAAATCAAGTATACTAAGTCAACTTTAAGTAAAAGAGCGTTTTTATTTGAGCAAGATGAGTGGTATAAAAGATATAATAGTGCAAACAAATTAAACACGAACACTCTAAGATAATATTAATATGAAATTAAATTATAGCAATAGCAAAAAAACAATAATACTACGTGGTGTAACATACACTCCATACAATATATGCGAGTTACCTAAAAACTTTGGCTTTCATGACAAAGAACCAGTGATAGCACTACGTAGTAGAGAAGCAATAACTAAATGGTTTAACTATAAAGGATTAACTTATGTCGCAGAATAAACTAAACTTAACAATAACTCAAGATGGTGATACTGGTTGGTACAAAGTAGAAATGCGTGACCACCACTGCAGCTACTGTTGTGTGTACGAGCCAAGTGTAATAATGGCAATGTACTACGCAGAAAAATGGTTTGCTGAAGCAGATAAGCGTGAAGAAGCTAGTAGAACACATGGTAGAGCTGTACAAGCAATGCAAAAACTAGACAAAGAAAAAGGTATACTAACCGGTAACTATGATGGATTAGATTAATGGAAGGTTGGGTAATATTAACTGCCATAGTAATGTGGCTAATAAGAATAATTAAATAATATGAGAAATAATACAAACTGGTGGAAATACCAAGGCGATAGTAGATACGAAAAAGTATACGAGCAGATGCAACTGCTTGGTATTCAAGACGTTACTACAGATAAACAATATAAAAACGGTACAATAGTATGGCGGTTACCAATACTATCAGACAGACCAGGTAAGTACATTGAGTACGCTTCGTTCAAAAGTGGTTACGTACGTAATCAAGGTGTTGACTGTCATAGCAATTGGCAAATCAACAAGCGTAAAATGAGTGAGCCAATGTACTATCCAGAGCACAAGTGGGTTGATGGTTATCAAGTAAAAACAGGTAAATATTTAAAATATCAAGTGCGTACTTGTGAAAGAATACCAATAGAAATTGATAGATTAGAGTACATGCTAAAGTACATTGTCAAAAACGAGTACATTAAAAACGCTAACAGAGTACAAAAAGGTAAGTTTGTACCTAAATGGAAACACGAAGATGAGTTAAAATCTCTTGCAACACGTTGTGACTTGGTAAAGTATGCAGACAGCACGCCAGAAGTATCTGTAGTAGTAAATGGTCATAGATATAATGTAACATGAAACTAAACAATAAACACAAACGAGCTGTCAAAAGGCGAGTAGATCTCGAGCAAGGTGTTAGACCACCAGGCAGCTCTGTGTTTGTAAATAAAAAGAAATATAATAGAAAATTTAAACATAAGCAAATATGGAAACAATGAAGTGTATAACAGTACTAGATTTTCAAACAGGAAAAGTACATCAATATGAAGTAA